TTCGCGCTCTGCTAGGTCGATCTCGTTGAAGCGGCTGGGTTCGGTGGGTCTCCCGGTGTTCTCATCATCCACACAGGACTCTGCGATGTTACCTCGGTAGACCTTTTCGGACTTGTCTTTTGTTATTGTCTTTGCGGGCCACACGCGCATCTCGTAGTCCCGTTCAAGCATCTTGTTATAAATGCTGTCCTCACACTGGGGTGTCCCAAGGAAAAGGATGCGGCTGTTGTCCTCGGGCTTAAGGATGGCTTCGAACTCCTTGACTTGCTCAGAGAGCTTGTCGCGCATTGACTGTGTTGCGGAGTTGTTTGGGACCTCTACGTCATCGGCAACAATGATGTCTGCTCGGGAGCCGGTAAGCTGAGATGTTATTCCAAGGGACTTGACCGAGGGTGCATGGGATGCTTGAGCTGGTCCGACATCAAAGGAGATCTTGGAGAAGCGTTGTTTGTCCCCGGGCATCAGGTGAGCCAATACGGGCATCTCATGGATCAACCTAAGGGTGAACGTAGAGAAGTCATCGGCGCGGTTCTTGGATGCGGAGACAACCAGGATGTTCTTTTGTGGGTCAAGGAGTAACTGGTGGACCACAAAGGCAGAACAGATCCACGACTTGCCGACTCCGCGAAACCCTTGGATGACCCCTCGGCGCGGACCTTTTTGCATCCACTCGGCGATCTCGTATTGGATTGGAGTGGGTGCCGGAAGCGTAAGGTGATTCCATGTCATCCAAAGGAAGTTACGGAAGTCCTTAAGCTGTGGTGGAATAGTGTTACTCATTCATTAACAACTTTATCAGTTGGGTCTTCGAATGGAAGTAAATTAACAAGTGCTTCAAGGGGTGAATCTTTGGTGACACTTGCCGTGATGTTATTGTCCTTAAGTAACTGACGTGCAGCGTTTAACAAGGCAGGCGCAGGGTCACCATGTTTGATTTGATCTATAAATGTATCTATCAAAAGGTCCTGCAAACCTTCCATTTTTATACTTCGTTTCTCGTCGCTCATCTCTTTTTGTTATTTATTAAATGATATATTTTTATTAACATATACAACAGGGTAGATATACCTACCGCAATAGCAACAATGGTGTTAACTTGCTCGAGTGTTATGTTTGCAATCAATCCGGTAATACCTACAAGTGGAGTATTCAGAGACGAGTTCATCGGATTGTGTTATGCAAAGGTGCTTCCGAAGACGACGAAGTCAATAGCCCTGCCTGAAGCTGTGGTAGTGTTCAAGTCTATGACAAATCCTGATGTTGCTTTACTGACAACTGAGGGCGCATTGTAGGCTGCTCCTGTCCCTTTGATAGTTAACAGCACAACATAGTCCACCGTGTCTAAATCTTCCGTAAAGTTAATTGTTCGTTCAGCATTATTAGCAGACACAGAAGCGACATTGTAGCCATTGACAAAGGTTTCGTCAGTGTCAGAGGCAACCCCCACTGATCCATAGCACCTTGGAGAGAACGGACTATACTTAAGAACATCAGGTGTAACAACACCATCGGTGCTGCTTTGACTTTCCATCTCGGATTGGCTGGCTTTATCGACCTTTGCTTGGGTCACGTTAGCATTGGCAATCTTTGCCGTCTCCACAGCGTTGTCCGCAATCTTTGCCGTTATTACCGAATTGTTGACAAGTTTCGAAGAATCTACGGAAGTGGCCGCTAGTTGAAACGCCGTGACCGAGTTAGTAGCCAGCTTGGTGGATGTTACGGCCCCGTCGTCAATCTTGATTGTTGTTACCGCATCGTCGGCTATCTTATCAGAGATCACTGCCCCATCGGCAATACCAGCCGAGGTTACACTTTGGATTCCCGCACCGGTGTCGGCAGCATCCTCAACCATCTCTTGGGCGGCGAATAGTCCTTGCTTGTAGGCGGTATCGAGGTCGCCTTCATTCAGCACCGCGCCCGGCTTAAAGTCGATCAACGGAAGAACCGAGGTTGTCCTGTAGATTCGGATGTCGCTACTTGGATAGATCGGTAGATATGGATCGGCCGTCCAAGATGACAACAGGCACGTAATTGTCTTGTTGGCAAAGTCAAGAGAGTAGTGGGTTCCCTCTTCCAGCACCAACCGAGTGTCATTGGTCGCAATAACAACAACGGAAATGTCGTCTGCGGTTAGCGCGTCGAATGCAAAGTTAATGGATAAAGGTGCGACGGAGACCTGGATCTCGTAAAAGGATAGTCCGTTTGTAGGCATAATGGTAAGGATGTGTTATAAGGTGGGAATAGGGTTGTTAAGTTCTTCAGAAGCTGATTGCATTACCTGTCGTTTCTTAGCGTTAATGTCTTTAACTCGTTGAATAAGTTCTGGGAACTCTTCGCTCATCTCACGCTTGGCCTTTCTTCGGTAAGCCCCGAGAACTTTGTTGATTTGCTTAATTCTTGGGTCTTGACTGGTAAGCACGGACTGTCCTCCAGATTCTTGAATACTCTTTGACACTGCTTTATACTGACGGGAATTGATCAAACCCTTCAAGGCTTGCCTTAAATTGCGACCATTAACCGTTGTGGTAGATGTTAACTCCATGTAGCGGTCGTAGGCTTGCCGCCCTTCTGCATTGTAGAACGTCCGCATGTCAGTTTCTTTGCTGCCCATAAAGTTTGGCGATGGCATGTCAAACCCGTGAACTAACTCTTGCAACGCCTTGTCCACACTGTCGTTCTTTTTGCTGGAAATGTAGATCGGATTCATAACACCAAGAAGACCTAGTGGATTTTGTTTGTAGATCTCTTCACCAAGGAACGTCCTTTTAGGTGGAATCATCTCGTCGGCAATCGGAAGTTTACGCAGGATCGCGTCTATAACGCTTCGTGACTCTCTGATTAAGACCTCACCCTCTCCAATGTCTTTGAGTTGGTTAACGGACATAGGCACAGCCATTCCGCTAACAATATCCCGACCGATCTTAGGACCGTAAATGTCAGGCTGTTGCACCGCGTTGAGGACGTTGTTAAGACCGCGAAGGAACGACTTGTCAGTCAAGTTTTCAGCAATACCAAACGATAGGGCCATAAAGGACTCTTGGCTTCCTGGGTCTAGCTTAGGGTTCATCGAGATGTGCTCTGCGATGTCTGCTGCAATACCAATCAATGTCGCAAACGGATCAAGACGTTGGTAACTGACATACGTTGGGTTATCTTCGTCCCCAATAACAAAGGAGTTAGGTTGCCAGCCCGTTGCCTTCAACGCTTGTAGTTCGGCTGGGTTCCTTGGTCCACTTCCCGTAATCTTGTCTTTGTTAAGATAAGCATAATAAAGCAGTGCGGCACTTCCTGCGGTTGCGGTAGCCATTCTACCTTGATACTCTGCTTTCTGCATAGGACTCATGGATGCTGCCATTTCTGCTCTACGAGCCGCCGCTTTCTTCGAAAGTCTTGGGGCGATCTGGTCATACGCGGCTCCAAACCAAGTCCGCTTCAGTCCAAACGAAAGGATCTGTGCGGGAGTGTTGACAAACGGAAGAATGAGTGTGAGCGGAGGGAATTTCTCTCTAGCACGGTTTACAAGTCCAACAAACTCCCCTTGCTTCGGATCTGTAAATGTTATTTCTCGGGTGTATTGTCGTGTCTCCTCCAGTAACCTTAGAGCATCTTGGTCCCTTAGAAACTGGTCTTTGTTTTCCATCGTCAATCTACGAAGTTCGTTTGGAATTAACATTGGGTTATCCGTTACTTCCCCTGCTCTCTCTCCTTTAAGAATGTTTTCCCGGGCTTGTTTGGCTAGCTTGGACATGATCGCGCTTTCGCTATACATGGCACCGTCTTCTAAAAACGACTTTTCCATAGTCTGCTTGATCCATGCCTCCTTTGCCTCTACCGGTTTGTTAATCCATTTTTCATCTGTGTAGACGTGGTTAGTTAAGCGTTCGCGTAGGTTCGACAACCCGGCTGCTGCTTTGTTCATCGAGTCACCTCCAGCATTCAAAGCGAACGGTAGGTTAAACCATGTATTGACCCAACCCATCGCTTTACCAAAGGTGCTGCTTTTATTTACACCGTAAAGATCTGGATCGAGGGCGTCTATGTTTGGCCTAGAACTGGCGTCTGTGAACGGCGACGATGCTCCAGTAACAACATCAGACTTGGTTGCGGTAGCCTTTGCTCCGGCTTTGATGACCATGTGGAAGTCCTCGGCCTGTTGGTGAAATTTTAGGGCTTCTTTAAAGACCTGCATCTGCGCTTCATCACCTCTAAGAGCTCCAACACCGGCTCCAACGATACGCTCCATTTTTGTTAAAAAGCGCACCGCCAGTGGCATCGAGACGTTCAGTGTGGTGGTTGCTGGTCCCGACAACAGGTTCCGTTGCAATAGTCGGACTCCAAAGTTCATAAACTTGTCGAAGCGGCCCATCTGTGCCATCTCGTTAATCTTTACGAATGCGTCCAACGGGCTTTCGTCTGCTGCGGCAAACATCATGCGCTTCATAAAGGTATCGAATCCTTTCTCCATGTCGCCTGGACGTGACTTCAACCACGTATTAACAGCTTTCTTTGTCGTGAATCCTCGGCCTGTGTTATTGATTGCCTCGGTTCTCCGCCGCACGTATTGACTTTTCTGCTTTCGAAGCTCACTCAGTCGAGTTGTAGGCGACGCTTTTAGCAATCTATTCCGAGCTTTCTGTGCGTTGGTGAGCTCCACAAATTGTTGATCTGTTAACTTAGAAAGCGACTGCACCTCCTCAATGACTTGTTGGATGTCGTTCTCCTCACGGATCATTCTTTTTGTCGATTCAATCCGACTCAAAAGGTCGTCCATTTCTGGGTCAGTCTTTAAATCATCCGGTAGTTGCTTACCTTTAACTGGCTTTCTGCCTTCAAGTAGTTTGTTACGAAGGCCATCCAATACCTCACGTGTCTTTGCAAGTTTAACCTTTCGATCCGCTTTCGACTTAACAATCTTTCTTAGCTCTGAAACTGTTGAAGTGGTCTTCTTTTTTGCTTCGGCTGCTCGACTCTTTTCAAGTTCTTTCTGAGCGACCCTAGCCTTGTATTCTCCATCGCTCAGGTTATCGACGTAATACTCTTCCTCACGAAGTGTGATAATGTCTTGCTCATCCTTAAATGCTTGGTCGTGATACTTAATCTTTTCTTCAAGCGATAACACCTCTTGTTCTAACTCATGTGTATCAGCATCAGGTTCCTTGGGTGCCGTGGCTTCTCCTTTAATTTCATCCGGGTCTTTACCAGAAAGCTCGGCAGACCTCTTGCGTTTAATTTTTAGCTGTTTCTCAAGAGTTTCTTTTCTCTTTTCAAGCCGTTCCTTTTCACTTAAACGCTTACGATTTATCTCTTTCTGTTTAACCTTAGCGGACCCCTCGGCTACGTTCGGGTCAATGACTTCATCCGCTTCGTTGAGAAGATCACCTACCGTCTCATCCATGTCTTGGATATTGATTTCTGATACGGCGTCTGCAAGACTGTCATCATCTGCTAGCGTCTCAGCCATCGCTACGTCATACTTCTCGGTCGCTTGTGTTTCTGGGCTTTTGATCCCGAGATTCTCTCGCATTGCTTGAACAAACCCCGTCTTACGATCAAGGAGTCCTTTCGAGAACTCGGTTCCATAGAGCGCCTGAACAGCCGTAAAGTATTTCAAACGTCGCTGTTCTTGAGTCGCAAGGATCTTCAAGCGGTCGAGTTTAACATCAGATGCGCCTTCGGCTGTAAGTTTGTTCCACTGTGCGCCGAGAGTTGTTAATCTATCTACGGCGGCTTGCATTCCAAACAGAGCAACCTGTTGTCCTGCCCGCGCTTCCTTCATGGCGCTTAGTTTTGTATCGTCATCTAAAAGACCACTTTTGATTGCCTTTTGAATCCCTGACGCATCCATGTTACTAGCCTTAAGAGTTGCGATCATTTCTGCGGCTCGTTTCTCGGTGCTAGCCACGTCTTTTGCTACTAACTCAGGAACAAACCGTTTAAAGATGTCGTCCATTTCCGCTTTTGTAGAGGCACCGAAGATTGCTTCTGTAATCCGGGCGTTTGCCATAATGGCTTGTTCACCACTTACTCGTTCAAAGTCGTCTGGAAGATCGGTCTCAAAAGGATCAGGGGTCCCCTCAGGTGAGGCTTGCCCTGGCTTTGGTCCGGGGACTAAGGTGTTAAGATCAATGTCTTCTAGTTCCTTTTCAACTTTTTGTGAAAGCTCTTGGCCCTGCTTAGTTTCAACTCCGCTAGTAACGAGTGCTTCATCGTGTTCTTCTTTGGCGGTCTTAAGTTTCTGTGCTGCTTCTGGAGTCCCGTCAAAGTTCTTTAGCGACTTCAATAGTTTTGCTCCGGTCCACACCAGTCCTCCCACAACACCACCAATGGCTCCTCCTTCAATAACATTTTTGATTCTTCCCTCAAACTCGGAGTCGTCTTGGTCCGACTTAAGGTATTCTGTTACCGGATAAAGCATGTCCGTGTGTTCGGAAAGAAGATCGCTTAGTCTGGCTTCGTGACCGTCAAAGGCAACAAAGTCCGCGATTGCGCCTGTTGAGATTCCCTTGATGGTCTTAGCGGTTTTGTCTGTGAACTTTACCAAACTGGCCGCTTTACCGGCTTTACCTAACAAACCCACCGCGAATCCTCCGGGAATCAAACCGGCTGCGAATTGTGTTATTCCTTCAGCAAGCCCCCCGGCAATGCCTGTTGGTCGTCCAAATGCACGTCGATTATAGAAGTCTTCGTCCATGTCGAACATGTCACCTAGGACCATATCCGCTAAACCAACAAGTGACTTTCCAAATCCTTCGATACCGGAAGCAATGCCCACAGATACGTCCTCAATAAGACCTGGCTCTTCTTGCTGGGTATCATCTGGGATGTCCAAGTGTTCATAATCAGGATCGGTTAATGATGCCCGCATTGTAAGGTCGGGCGACGACATCGACGTAAACGAATTAACAGTCTTGGGAAATATGTTCATAAAGTAAATTTAGTTATTGTTGGTCTCGTCTGCGGGCTTTCCAAAGCCAATCTTCCGTGCGAGTTCAACTTGGTCTTTTCGGAATTGAAGGCGTTCTGCTTCGCTTCCACCTTTAAAGTAGAGATCGAACAATTCGTCGAGCTTAGTGAACACGTTGTAAGACCCTTCGCGTGCGGCATAGTAGCTATAGATGTGAGTCTTCGGTGTGGATTTTCGACTGTAAAGCGGAGCTGTCTTACGTCCTTCTGGTGTCAGCGCTCTTGGGTTTAAGTTCAAAGTTACAGCGGGAACGCCTTTACGCCTTTTCCCGTCTTTTGCGATTCCCTTATATTTAATTTGGGCGTTATTTCGATGCACTTCCATAGGAAGGCCGAGGTTTTTCGAACGCTCAACTACTTTTAAAACGTGAGAATCTAATTTATCCCATTGCTGGTCTCGTTTGTAAACCGCAGATTGGAACGCTTGGTCAAGAAAGTAACCATCCGTTGTCGTCTTTCGATACATCTGTTCAATCAATGGTTGCCTCTGATCCCAGCTAGGATTGGTCTTGAACATCGCCTCCCGTGCAACGGCGTTGTCAATCGTCACGTTAAAGCGGTCAAGGGATTGCTCTTTTGTCTCATCTTCAAGTGTTGGAACAATCTTACCTTTTTCATTTACAAGATCGTTACTGCCATACTTATTTTCCAAGGCTTTATTGAGCTTTGAGGTGCGGCGCGCTTCGCTATCAAGTATTGTTATTCCTGCTTGCTTCTCCAGATCGTTTAAGGTTTCTTCCCCACGGAATTCATTTGCTCGTTTTCTGAGTGTAGCCAGAGCTTCTTCGGAGATTTTATCAGCTTCTTCCATGTAATACTTTTCAACAAGATCACGGTAATATTGTCGTATCCCTACGGTTTCTCCTTCAGCGTTCGTCAAGTCAAATACTCGTCCTTTCTTATATCCACGAGACGCAAATTCCTTAATAACAACTCGTTCGGCCCGCTCATTGGCTTTCTGCCATGCATCCAGTGGAGCAGCAAAAAGCATTTTGTTCCACGCCTCTTTGACTGTGTTGCCCCAGTCATCCTCCTTGGTTACCTTCAATCCCGATACGTCTTTTCCTAACTGCTCCCATTGCGCTACAATCGCATCAGGCGAAGTATATTTCTCTCTTAAAGCAGCCGCTCCGAGACCTGAAAAGATTGCGCTTCTGTTATCCGTTAGCGCGTAGAAGTCTACATTGTCATCATCGAGTTCAAACCGCGAGCCTAACTCTCTGAGTTTTTCTATTTCCGAAATCAGGTCATCGCGTTCAGCTTCTCCAATCTGAGAGTTCGCGTAGAGGTTGTAGGCGTTAACTAATTCGTTTCCTAAGTAGTCGTTAAATTCCTCGGCACTGAGTCCCTCTTTTTGCGCTGAAACCAGTTTCTTGGCAAGGGATACTTTCTTAGCTTCGGCTAGTTCTTCGCCAAAAGATTCATCGGCGTATTCTTGGCGTCGGTCTTCCGTGTCAACAATGCGCTGGAGCTTAGTAATGTATTCATCCGAGTAACGCTTTCCGTTTAATGTTAACTTACCCGCTTTTACTTGTTCCAAGAATGTATCGACCTCTTGTAAGTTTTCTTGGATGTTCGCTTCTAAGTTTCCTAGGGACTTACCTTCAATCAAGCGTCGTAGCTTCTGCTCGTCGGTCTTACGAAAGATACCTTTTTGAATGGCTTCTAGCCCTCTCGTATACTTTGAGTTATCGGTGCTATTCAGCGATTTGGCTATATCTAATCTTTCTTTTCTAACCGTGTTACGTGAAAGATCGGTCTGTTGTTCTGGAGTCAGCTTAACAGGTTTGGTGTCTTTTGCGACTTGTCCATCAGTTCCATCTTTGATGTAAGAGCCATCACCGCTAGGCTGAAGTCTTCCCTCACTGACCAACTTAAAGACGCCTTCCGGTGTGGTTTTACTTGCAGACTCTTCTACTTTAATAGGAACATTCTCTAAATTAAATGCCTTTCCCGTTTCGTCTACGAGTGTTACTTCTGACAGTATGCTGTCTGCCCCCATCTGTGCGGGGTTACCGGCGACACTGACATAGTCTACCTCTCCCATCATAAACTGCTCAAGCGAGTTAAGATCACTTTCCGGTTTTTTCTCAAACGTCTGAAGCGTTGCGGGACGAATTTTTGGATTACTATCAGGAACTCTAGGGAGCTTTGGCTTAGGCGTGTTCGTAATGGGGTCTTCTTGCTCAACCTGAAACGGCTGTGAAGACGGTAACAATGTGACTCCAGTTCCTTCAATAAAGTCAAAATCAGGGACGGGATCTCCTGGAAGCGGTGGGATTTCGCCGTTGTCATCTACCGGAAATGGTAGTTGTTCGTTGTCCGTGAAAGCTCCGCTATCATCAGTTGAAATGATGTTATCTAACGTGGAGGTTTCTGTGAACTCCTGTTGTTTTTCAATCAACGTAGCGTGTGTTTTACCTGAAAGTCCCGGGATGCGTCGTAACATCTCATTGTGTAGTGCCGTTTGGTGCGGGTAATTTTGGACCATGGCATACACCTCTTGAGGGATTGCGTCCTCGTATTGTTTTTTGATCGCTTCCAACGGGTCGTCTTGACTCATTATTTCGTGCATCAGTGCCGGTGACGCATTGGAAAGTCTTGCTTCAACCGCCTGTAGCTTTGGAATTACTTCGGTCTTTAAGATTTGACGATACAGCTCTTCATCTACCGCTTCCTTTTGAAAAAGCTCATACATGAACGTCCCCGCCTCTTCGTCTCCGTTTTCTGCACGTTTGGTAAGTTCTTCTTTGATTTCCGCAGGAGACATCCCTTGCACCTTCTCAACGCCCGCTTGTTGTTGAATGTTTTTAAACTGACCAGCAAGCTGTGGTAGTTGATTGAAAGCGTTAGCAAGGCGAGTAAACGAGTTCTCTTTAGGGGTTGCTTGAACCGCTACGTTATATTGACCACCTCGACTTACGGTCGAACGCAAGGACACCTGCCCTAGATTAACATCAACTTTTTCTCGTGTATCCTGAGAAAGTGCTTTCTTTAAGTCTTCTGTTGTCATTGAGAATTATTATGGTTTAGAGGGAAACACTTGTTGAAACGACATGGCGGTCTGTAGTCCTTCAAGTCCCGACTCTAGGATGCTTGCCTGTTTGATTGGTTGGTTAATTCTAAGCTGGTTCATGCGGGACCGGATAGCACCCTCTTCGAGCTCTAGGCCAGTCTGCTGTTTTTGGAGTTGTTTCTGTCGTTCCTCCGAGAAGGCGTATTGCGCTCCTTTTGCGGACAGTGAATCTGTCAGGCGTTCAAGAGACATCCCGGCAACCCCGGCTTCTGTTAATGCGACCAGCCTTGCGCGTGCCTTGGCCTCCATTGTTTGGACTTGAGCGGCTTCTTTGCGCTGTGACCTTGCGATGTTTTCCTGTGATTCCCTAATGCGGATAGCGGTATTGGCGCGTTGCGCTCGGATCTGTTCAGCAGCAGCAGCTTGTGCTTGAGCTTGTTCTTGGGCGTTGGCCGCAGCTTGCTGCCCAGCAAAGGAGGAGATCGCACTGGCGGCACCTAAAGCTAAGGGGTAACACATAATCGTTGATGTTATTATTCGTTGGGATTGATTTGAAATGAAAGAAAGTCGGTTGAAGCATCCTCGGAGAACTCAGCACCACACCACTTAAGCCATCGGATTGCGACGGTGTTATGGACGTGAACCCGGTTGAAGCACGGAAGTTTGTAGTGGTTAACAATAAACTGAACCCACGCCTTACTGGCCTTAGCAAACTCAAAGCCCGCTACCTCTAGGAGACGATCTGTTGAAAGCAACCAGATATAGTTGGAGTCATCTTTGACAATCTCACCGATCCCAAAGCACGCCAAGGGAGTGTTGGTTTCTTTTTCACAGATGGTCCAAGTGTGGTAGTCGTGCTTTAAACCGGTCTTTACGGCATCTATTGGATTGGAGCCGCTTGTTAACAAACACTCTAGCTTGTCGATGTGGCGCATGTTGCGGCCTACCTCCTCACAGTCCAACTCACGAGCGGACCGGATGTAGACGTTGTTATATTCTAGTTGAACGGGTATGGACGTTGGCTTCGAATTCACAGGCTTGGAAGTTAGATGCAAATGCACTTGAGT